GTGCAAGCTGTCTGTTTCGATTACGTCGCCAATCTCTACGCCGTGCCATGCGCGGGTAACTTCGTATTTCATGTCATTCTCCAAATAAAAAGGGGAGCCCGAAGACTCCCCTGATTTTACCACCGACTTATTAGGTCAGCTTAGCCATGTAGACCACGCCGCCCAAGCCTTGCGCGTCAGCCTTAACTTGCAGGCCCATTGCGCCGATAACTCGTGCGTTGTAGTTGTGCTCTGGCATTGGGCGAGGCAGCATCTGAATGCTGGTAGCCATGCCGACCAGAGGGGTGACTACGTCGCGGTTGCGGACATAACCAACAGCTTCGTTACCTACGAGAGCGTAGGTGCTGCGGATTTCCTTAACCTTGATGAACTGGAGCAGGTAGCTTTGAACGGTGCCAACAGTCACGCCGTTCTCTACATAAACTTTGCCCAGGTTCACGCCGACCTCATCCGATACCCACAGGATGTCGAGTTCAGGGATGCGGTTAGCGCGCAGCAAGGTTGCGAACGGACCCTGGAAGAAGGCGATCAGCTCAGCAGCGGTTGCTGTTGCCAGGTTGATCAGGCCGCCGACGCCGCTGGAGACGTTGAGGTCGATCTTCTTGGTGTTGCGGTGGTTGCGCAGACCCTGCGATGCGTAGCTTTGAACTTGGATGTTCGAAGCGCCGTTCAGAACGATGTCAACCAGTTTCTCGTTGTACACGCGCAGTTTTGCGCGCTGGCTATCCATCATCAGGTCGAAACCTTCAGTCTGGAGGCCACGGAAGTGACGCCAGTTAACACCCCAGCCGGCAGTGATCACAGGAATCGGATCGGCATCGCCGTCGTATTCGGTGTGGTCGAAGCTGTACGGAGCCTGGCCGTCGATGGAAACCGAAACGTCGGTAGCGATCTCGCCAACGGTGTTGTAGAACTTGGCGGTTTTGCCAATGTCCAGAACGGTTTGCACTTGCAGGAGGTCGTTGACGATCTCCATGCCGATGCCTTGATTGCGCAGCTCCAGCACTTGGTTGTCGAACGCGGCCCAGTAATCTCGGAAGCCGGCAGCGTTGACTTGCATGGCGGATGGCAGATGGCGGTTGTACGCAGTCATCATTGCCTTGTCGGCTTCGGAGTTATAGTTCCGGTTAGCCCACAGTGCATCCCAGTGGGACTTCAAGTGCGGATGTTTCTGTTCCGCATTAACTTCAAAATACATAGTTCAAGTCCCCTTAAGGAGCTGGAGTTGCAGGCACGAACTTGGCCCGAACGCGAATGAAATCAGCAGCGGCGCCGATGGTAACAGCATCCTGCGAGTAGCCAACGATGATGTCTGTGCCTTCAACGCCAACAGCGCCAACGCCGCCAGTGGTGATTTTTACTGGGGTGTCTTTTTTCCAGACAGTGGTAGCGCCAACGCGTACAGCGTATTCGCGACCTTCTTCCCAGTAGTTGCCGACGCAACTGTCGCCAATCGGGTTAGCATCCAAGATGCCCAGGCCCTGATGGTAGCCAACGTCAACGACATACATGCGGCCAACAACTACAGCGGTATTCGCGAATTCGTCGGTAGCGTTGATGACGGCGAAGGTGCCAGGGAGCAATGCAGCATCTGCCTTGCGGGTTTCGGTCTTGTACAACGACTTGCCGTCGATGTTAACCCGGCGATAACGAGGGTATGCCATTACTTAGCACCTCCAAAGTGCGCGTCCATGGACGGTGTTTTGTATTCGTCAGCGTTGGTTGCTGGGGCGCCCGACAAGATGCCGGCAGCGGTTTGAACGCTAGCGAACATTTGATCCAGAGCTTCACCGCTCAAGGCGTTTGCAACAACTTCGCCGTGAACTTTTGCTACTGCGGCGCGCTTGTCTTTCAGGCCCGCTTCGGCGTTAGCCTTCAGCGATTCCTGCAATGCATTGATGGTCACAGATTGAGCTTCCAGCTGAGCGTTGAACGCACCGCTAAGTTTCTCAGCCTGAGCATCAAGCATCGCTTGAAGTTCAACTTTGTCCATCTCTGAATCCTCTATAACATTAGCCACGACTGGCTGTTTAGTTTTGGTACTGAAATATTTTAGCACGGAACGAAGACGCTCAATTGCAGACACGTTTTTCGTCACGTACTTGGTTTCGCGCTCAACTTGCTCAGGGTTGCCAGTCAAGATCGGGTTGTCGCCTTCGTAGTGATAGCTGATCTTGTATGTAGCTTCGGTAGTTACATAGATCAGCGTTCGGTCGTCGAAGTCTTCAACGTAGGCGTATGAGTCTACAGTGGCGAATCGTTCTTTGACTGCTGCACTCAATACGGCCATCTTTTCGCCGTACGAATCGTCTAGGACTTCTTCGTTGACTACCGGAATCGCGGAGTTGATAACGAAGGTCTTGTTGACCATCATGCCAACGCCGTCTTCTGGGGTTGCGGCACCCATCTCTCCGATCAGGATTGCATCGTGGTCGAAGTTCATGTTTCTAGCAATCCACTTGTGACCATCAGCATTCGGCGTCATTTCACGCTCAAGGAAAATGCCGGTAGACGTGTGGATAGGTTCGCCCTTGTTGATAGCGTCCAGCAGCTTGCGACCGCCTTCAGTATTCTTGGCAAACTCTACGTCGATAATCTTCTCTACCGAGATTCGATTGCCGACACGCTTAACGTTACGGTTCCAGGCGCCTACGTGATACGAGTTGATAGCGTCAGGTTGTTGCGCACTGACATACTCGCCATTCACTTGCGGATGACCTAGCGGGGCTAGAGAGCCTTCCAGTGTGGCGTACGACTTCTCGATCTCGTCATGCGGATACAGGCCTCCATTCATCACTACCTCATCAGGCAGGGTGAACGACGGAACAACGATATGCTCTCGACCGTTATGTTGCTCGCGACGAATCGAAGCAGCGTTTACTGCCACTCGGACGTTTACGCGGGTACTTGTGGCATCAGAAGTCGAGTTAACGACGAATGCCTGTTTATGGCGCATAGGATGATCTCCAATAGATATCGCCATTGTACAGCAAAAGAAAAACCCCGCCGAAGCAGGGTCTTTTGTGTTGCTGGATCTGTTATGGCCGGCTTACAAACTCGAAATCAGGAATCTGGCCATCCTCAAATATGGTGTCGTTGTCGGCCACCATTTTACGATGATCGTACTCGTCATCAACAATGGTGAATGAATCTGGGCCAGTCTTAACGATGTCGTAATCGGCATTAAACGAAAGATCGCACCAGTCATGTCCGATCAGGCGAATTGTGTCGCCAACTTTCCAATTCCGCCAATCGTTCATATCAATATCCGCAACCCCCATAACCGCAGTCATAGCCGGAAGCAGCGAAAACCCTTCAAGCGCAAGACGGTTAATCAGCGACTCACGCTCACGGGTGAATTCCTCGATGTAGGCGTCTAGTTCGTTGACTGTATCGCGCCACTTGATCGGGCCGTCGATTTGGTCGATTTTGAAGCCAGTGTAGGCCATTTCGTGTTCAAGCTGGCATTGCTGACTATGAGCGATATTTTCAGCAGTCGCACTGCACTTCTCACCCGTACAGAATTTCTTCACTTCTACTTCCTCCGCTTGTGGCTGGCTGATGATTCGGTATTGCATAATGTTCGCGTAAACGTCGCAGTCCGAATGATTCCACAAGAATGCGCTAGCCTTTGCTTGTTGAATGTCTCCGTCACGCAGCTTGACTTCTACGAGAACATCGCCCGCGACCGGCTGATTTCTGCCTGCACGATGCCGCTTCCACTCGCCACCCTTCTGACGGTCGCGCTCGGCTTGCCACATTTCTTTTGTAACTCTCGGAAAATCATCACCAATTCCCGCGTACTCTTCAGTGCGATCCGACCCATTCACCGGCTCTTTTGGGTAAAAGTCATACTCGGTATCCAAGCTCGCACGAATCTCGCCGGATGGATCGCAGGTGAAGTAATCCTGATTTTCAGGCCAAGCACCAATTTCCTTTATCAGTACATCCAATAACGAACCCATCTCAAACCCTCCATTTAAAGTACGCAAACCTTAGCCCAATCCTCGCATTCCAGCAAGCTGTATAATGAGGATAATTTACGAGGCCCTATTTTATGACTGTCAATGCACCACCTGAGCTGATGATGGCGCTGAATAACCTGGCTGAACGGCAGATCGCTGCGTCTCGTCAGCTGGCTGCGTTTGGTACTGGCGCGCTGGATACGAAGCGTCACGAGAGAGCGTATTGCGAATACGGATTCCCTGACAATCCGGGCTTTAGCGAGTTCTACCGCGTCTACAAGCGTCATGGCGTCGGTCATGGTGCACTGATGCAGATCCTAAATAAGACGTGGCAGACAAACCCGTGGATCATTGAGGGTGAAGACGAGTTCGACGAATCCCGCGACGAGACTCAGTGGGAAAAGGACGTCAAGCGGCTATTCAAGAAGAAGGCTATCTGGAGCGCGATTAAGGAAACTGACAAGCGCAAAATGGTCGGCGGTTATGCTGGACTGATTATTCAGGTTCGCGATTCTAAGCAATGGAATCAAC